ACGCCTGCCGCCGCCGGACCCGCGCCTGATGGCGCCGATACCAGACCCGGCGAGCTACTCGGAGCGTGTGCGGGTGAGCTTGCGCAGATGGGCGACGACGCTCGAAGCCTTGCCGCGGTAGTGGTCGGTCTGCAGGACTACGCACGACTCGCCCAGGCGACGTGCGGGGCTGAGCGATGATGGCGCGAGACGGAGAAAAACATGCCGGCTGAGATGACTTTTGCATCGTTGCAGGCCGACGTGCGGAACTACCTTGAGCGTGGATACTCGTCGACCACGGACCCGATCGTCTTCGCGCAGATCCCGTCGCTGATCAACCTCGCCGAGCGCGGCATCGCGCGCGCGCTCAAGGTCGAGGGATTCATCGTCGCGGCGGACGCCCCGCTCACCACAAACGTAGCGACCTACGAGAAGCCGGACCGCTGGCGAGAGACGATCTCGATCAACTTGCGCGCGCCCGCGAGCGGTGTCCGCACGCCCGTCTTCCCGCGCAGCTACGAGTACATCCGAGCATACGCGCCCGACGGGTCCGTGGTCGGCGCGCCGCTGTTCTACGCAGACTACGACTACAACAACTGGATCTTCGGGCCGACTCCCGACGCGGCCTACACGATGGAGATCGTCTACTACGAGATCCCAGCGCTGTTGGACAATGCGACGACGACCAACTGGCTGACGAAGTACGCGCCTGATCTGCTGCTCTTCGGAACGCTGATGGAGGCCGCGCCGTTCTTGAAGAACGACACCCGCATCCCGGTGTGGGAGTCGAAGTACCAGCGCGCGCTGCAGTCGCTCGACACCGAGGACCTCAAGCGGATCATCGACCGCTCGACGAAGAGGAGCGAGCCGTGATCTACACCAAAATCTTCGGCGGCTCGACGATCCAGCCGACCGATGTCTCGTATGCGTCCTACGCGCTCGCGGGCACGGGCGTCACGCTGGTCTGGCCGCTCGACGCGCCGACCAGCGCCAACACGGCCGCAGCGGTCATCGACGTGAACTCGTCGGGTCCCGGCGCCGCGACGGTCACGATGCCCGACGCTCGGCAGGCGTCGAACGGGGAGGCGGTGCTCTTCAACAACGTCGGCGTGGCCGCGCTCACTGTGCTCTCGGCCACTGGCGTGACGCTGCTCTCGGCCCCGGCCGGAACCGCGTGGCAGCTGTACCTGACCAACAACTCGACGCAGGCCGGTGTCTGGCGCGCGGTGCAGTTCGGGGCCACGACGGGCACCGCAAACGCGGCTTCGCTCGCGGGCGACGGCCTGACCGCCATCGCCTCGGTGCTCGCGCAAAATGCACCGGTCACCACGGCCGTCGCGAGCTTCACGATGGCGACGACGGATCGGGCCGACGCGATCGTCTGGAGCGGTGGCGTGGGCGTGGTCACGCTGCCGCTGGCCGCCACACTAGGCAACGGCTGGTTCGTGAGCCTGCGCAACGGCGGCAGCGGCGTGCTGGTCGTGCAGCCCTCGGGCGGGCAGTTGATCAACGCGAACGCGTCCCTGAGCCTCGCGCCGGGCGACAGCTGCGACATCGTCTGCGGCGGGACCGCGTTCTTTACCTACGGTCTCGGCCCGGCGATCACAAACAACTTCTCGTTTCTGTCGATCGACGTCTCGGGCACGGGCGACTACGTGCTCTCAGCCGCCGAGCAGAATCGCGTCGCGTATAGGCTCACCGGCACGCTCACGGGCGCGCGCACGATCGTCGTCCCAACGACCCAGCAGCAGTACTGGTTCGACAACTCTACGACTGGCGCGTTCGCGCTGACCGCGCGCACCGTCTCGCAGGCGCCGCCCGGGGTGTCGCTGCCGGCCAGCACGCGCCAGATCCTGTACAGCGACGGGAACGACATGAAGCTGGCCGATACATCGGTGTCGACGTTCCCGATCACGATTGCGCAGGGCGGCACGGGCGCCACCACCGCATCGGCGGCGCTCATCGCGCTCGGCGGCACGACCGTCGGCCGGCAGGTCTTCGCGGCTGGCTCGCAGGCCGCAGCGCGCGCGGCAATCGACGCGCCCTCGGTGGCCGAGGCCATCGCGCTCGCGGTCGCTCTGGGGTAAACCATGGCCGGCGCAGACACCTCCCCCGTCGTCATCGCGAGCCAGCCCGGCATCAAGCGGGACGGCACGAAGCTCGACGGCGACAACTACACCGACGGGCAGTGGGTCCGGTTCCAGCGCGGCAAGCCGCGCAAGATCGGCGGCTACCGACGGATCACGCCCGGGCTCTCGCAGATCTCGCGCGGCATGCACGTACAGAGCCGGAACGCGACGAACTTCCTGCACAGCGGGCACTTCGGCGGGCTCGACCGGCTGACCATCGACAACCTCGGGAACGCGAGCGTGATCGGCGACCGCACGCCCTCGGGGTTCGCGGTCGACTTCGCGAATCAGTGGCAGTTCGACGCGGTCTACAACCCGGCCTCGGCCGGCGCGAACCTGTTCGCGCACGCGGCCCCGAACGGCGACGACATCGCATCCTCGATCGAGCGCCCGGTCTACTACGGCGACATCTACGGCACCGGCCAGCTGGCCCCGATCGCGAGCCTGCCGCTCGGCGTCTCGGGCGGCGTCGTGGCCCTGCAGCCGTACCTGTTCGCGTTCGGGAACGACGGCTCGATCAACTGGTCCGACTCGGCCGACCCGACGGACTTCACCGGCAGCGGTCCGAACAACGACGGCGGCACGGCGCGCGTGACCGCGCAGAAGATCGTGCGCGGGATGCCGCTGCGCGGCGGCGGCGGCAACTCGCCGTCGGGCATCTTCTGGTCTTTGGACTCGGTCATCCGTGGCGCGTACGCGGGCGGCGATGTCACGTTCCGGTTCGACACGCTGACCTCGCAGTCCTCGATCCTGTCGGCGTCGAGCGTGATCGAGTACGACGGCCTGTTCTTCTGGTGCGGCGTTGACCGGTTCCTGATGTTCAACGGTGTCGTGCGCGAGGTTCCGAACCAGATGAACCTGAACTGGTTCTTCGACAACCTCAACTACGCCCATCGCCAGAAGGTATTCGCGTTCAAGGTCCCGCGATTCGGCGAGATATGGTGGTGCTACCCAAGAGGCTCGGCTATCGAGTGCACGCACGCCGTGATCCACAACGTGCGCGAGGGGACGTGGTACGACACGCAGCTGCCGGGCGGTGGGCGCAGCGCCGGGCAGTACGCGCAGGTCTTCAAGTCGCCGCTCGTGGCCGGCGTGGACGCATACAACAGCGCGACGTACCGGCTCTGGCAGCACGAGTTCGGGTACGACGAGGTCGACGACTCGGCCGCCGCGGTGCGATCGTTCTTCGAGACCGCTGACATGTCGCTGATGGTCGGCAAGGACCAGCCCAAGAGTCAGGCCTTGCACGTCGAGTGCGTCGAGCCCGACCTTGTGCAGGCAGGGGTCGTCGAGATGTCGATCCTGGGCCGCGCTAACGCGCGCTCGGTCGAGCAAGCCTCCGACCCGCGCACGGTCGCCCCGGTCACCGAGTCGGTCGACCCGACGCAGCAAGTCGTCTGGTTCCGAGAGGTCCGCCGGCAGATGCGATTCCGGGTCGAGTCTAACGTGCTCGGCGGAAACTACGAGATGGGCCAGACGATCGCGCACATCGGCCCCGCGGACGAGACCACGATCGCATGAGCTTCAGCGACATTCCGTCGACCGACCTCATGTCGCTACGCGAGTGGGCGGATGCCGCCGCGTTCGCGCTCGATGACGTTGGCCCGATCCAGCGACTCGACATCGAGTCGGCGTGGCAGAACTGGGCTGCGGGTCTGTGCGGGAACAGCGGGATCGCGGGCAAGAACCCGCCGAGCCCGTATGATTTCGACATATGGCAGGAGTGGGCCGAGCGCTTCCTCCAGGCCGTGGGATAACGGAGAGCACGATGAACCACTACCGCGGCGCGCTTGCGGACATGGCCGACTCTGGCCGGCACGGCGACACCGAACTGATGCACGTCACGCCCGAGGAGATCGAGGCGCTGGAGCGCCTGCTCGGGCCGACCACGACCAACCCCGAGACGGGGCTGCGCGAGGCGTTCAACTGGCAGCAGGCGCTGCCCGCGCTCGTCTCGGCCTTCGCGCCCAGCATCGGCACCGGTGTGGGCGAGTTCTTGGGCGCGAGCGGCGACTGGGCACCGATCGTGGGCAACGCGCTCGTGGGCGGCGCCACCGGCTACATGACCGGGCAGGACCCGCTGCGCTCGGCCGCGATCGGCGGGCTGTCCTCGGCCGCGATGCAGGCATTCACGGGCGACGGCCTGAACCTGTTCGGCTCGGGCGCCGCCCCGCAGGCCCCCGCCGCCCCGCAGGCCCCGCAGCCGGCGCCCGTGGTGCAGGGCGGTGGCGGCGGGCCGGGCATGCCGACGATGCTGCCTCAGCAGGCCCCGGACCCGATGATGAGGTCCGCCTTTCCGTTGACCGCAGGCGTCACCCCGCAGGCGCCCGCCAACGCCCCCCAGGCCCCGCCGCAGGGCTTCATGGACGCCATGAAGGTGAAGTGGGACAAGCTCGGGCCGTTGGAGAAGATGCTGATCGCCACGCAGGTAGCGGGCGCCGCGAACTCAATGCGCCGCCCGAGGCAGTCGGGGCCGCCGCCCTCGCGCGTGCCGGCCGGCTGGAACGACCCGCTCCCGGTGACGCAGGTCCGGCGCCAGTCGATCGCCCCGCAGGGCGACTGGTACACCTACGGCGAGCGCCCTCAGCAGGCCATGTTCAGCACTTCGGTGCGGCGGATGGCGACCGGCGGGCTCGCCCTGGCCGCAGGAGAGCCCGCTGGCGGCCCCGAGGAGATGATGGATGACTCGGAGGCCATGCCGATGGGCGGCGGCCCCGTAGGCGGCCCAGGAAGCGGCCGGGAGGATCTGATCCCGGCGCAACTGTCGGACGGTGAGTACGTGCTGGACGCCGAGGTCGTGGCCTTGCTGGGCGACGGCTCGACGGACGAAGGCGCTCGACGGCTGGACGGGTTTCGTGAGAACATACGCGCGCACAAGGGTGGCGCACTCGCGCGCGGCCGAATCAGTCCCGATGCCAAGGCACCGGAAGACTACCTCGGGGGCGAGTGATGGCAGCAATGGATTTCCTGTTCAACGGCCAGCCGCCTGCGTCCACCACGCAGTACGGCGAGTCGTTCTCCAACCTGCCGACGTGGTACAGCGACTACGTCAAGGGCATGATGTCGACGGCCGGCGGGTTGGAGAACGACTCGCCGTACTGCGTGGTGGACGCAGGCGGCTGGCCGTTGAACAGGAAATCCATTGCTGC